ATTAAAACCCATCCTAGCTTCGTTTTTGGTGCCACATAAAAAATAAGCGAAATCCAAACTGACGGTAGGGGGATTGATGATGGGTCTACCGATTAGGCCCCGCGTACTGAGTTGGTTTATATTCGTATGGGGAACATCAATAGAATAACTTACCGACTGTATTCTATCGATGCTATGAAGAAGATTTAATTGTTGGTAAAGGTTTGAGTGGTCGTTGGTTGGAAGCCCACCCGTATAAGAAATAAAATTATAACCTGTTGTTCCTGTTAACGCGGGCCCGGCATACAAAGCCTGACAGTTGTAAAGTACCCTTTGCTGAGCCATTATTTTTCCCCTTCATGAACGCTTGCGTATAATATTCCCGCTAAGAAGTCATCCACCTGATGCTCGTAAGCAACATCTTGGACTTTCTTAACTCTTTCGTGGTTTCTGTCTGTGGGTTCGGCTGCATACCGTCCCGCCTTAGCCAACCAGTTAGGTGGATCCTCGTTAGCGATTACTATATTTGTTATTTCTCGAGCTACTTCCTTTTGTTGTTTGCTTAACCTTTTTCGTTTGTGGATCTGTCTCAGGGAAGCTTCAACCTCCAAGTTCAACTTGTCCGAAAGGTTTAGATGTTCCTGTATCCTAGAAAGGCTGAAATTAAGAGCCGCCTTGGTTCCTATCGGAGTCTTTTTATCTTCTTCTTTTGGTTTTTTAGATCCGGCAGGGCGTCCCGATACCTGAGGCATTTTAGCCCCTCCTATTAATGGTTCGTATAATCCCTCGTTTTTAAGCTCTTGAAACCTCTTCTGTGATTCTAGAGATTCTTCCGGGGTAGGGAAGCGACCAGATTCTATAGCCTGCATTCCTTCTTCCGCGGTGAGAACACCTAGCTCAATCAAACGACTATAGATTCTCGAATAGACAGACGTGTCTCTCAGGTCTACCTCTTCGAAATGAGCCTCGGGATAATTCTTGAATCCCATCTCCTTTGATACCCTGCGGATTTCCGGCATCAAGAAATTCGCCAGAAAGACCCTTCGTCCCTGCTTGAGCCTTTCCATGAACACTTGGACCTTGATGCTGGTATTAGCAAATTTCTCGTCACTCAAGAGGATATTATTAAGCCCCATTTGAATGTCTTGGTTGACTACGTCATACTTTTTGGGATCCAAAATATTACCTATGTCGGGAATAACAAACTTAGCTTCGGTAGTATAGTCTGAAATCAACACTCGGCCTACAGATTCGTTTTCGAAGAGCTTCTGCATCGCCATTAGATTCTTTTGGTTTACCCCTCCCTCCTCGGGTTTTGTCCCCATGGTGATAAGGAGGATGGCCTGATTAGTGGTTCTAGCCACAGCCATATCCATCTGCTTCATCTCCTGTTTCCAATTAATATCTTCCAGAACTGGGTAGCCCATAGGCACAGAAAACGGCTCGTAATCTTGTTTTTTGTAGAAAACAGCAACGAGCCTATCGGTATTAAGAGGAATCGTTACGGCAGCTGCCCCTGTTCTCTTGGAGTCTTTTATTAGCTTTTTGGTTTCCTCTGGGAGACTGTCAAAAACCTCCTGCTGCTCCTCTGTCTGTGGGTGACGCAGAATCTGCAATTCGTAATCCGTAATCACCTTATAATAAACCCCACTACTAAAAGCAATGCTTCCTTGCAGTTGAATATCGGACGGATTAAGAATTATGTACTTCGAAGGAATTTCAATATTCTCATTAGCCTCGCTCAACCCAAAAGTCTGATTGATCTTAAAGGCGTCAGCTTTCTCCATTTTCGCGTTAAACCGGTAGATAAAAACATTTCCAGACCTATAGTACTCACGAAAAAATCGACTCTGAAGATCATCGACATTTATTTTCCTAAATAATGTTTCGAAAAACTCCCTAGATTTGCGACTTCCACCGGTATAATATAAATTACTTATGGAAAACTCGGTCATCAAGTCAATAGTATTTCTAAAAACAGAGAAGTTGTAATAGGCTTTTTGACAAAGAATAATTGTGTCCCGAACGTCTATGTTGGAGTTGTTAGCGACGCCGTGAGAATACTTAAACGGTATCATTCCGTTCTCGATATTTCTAAAACGGTCAGTCCTAACAATGTCAGCGGCCTTGTTCCTCCGTGTTCGTGTAGAGCTAGCTACAGTTTCATGCTTAGCCATTAAAGGTTCTGCACCTTGTTCCGTTTTCTTCCTTACAGCCATCTTTTACTTTAAAATTACACCTAAGCTATCATTCTGGGAGTAAATGTATGATTAACTTGAGCCGCCTTGGTATTTTTAATATCATTATAACCCTTAACAGCCCAGCTGCCTAACATTAATGTGGTGTAATTATCTTTCCTCGCTCTGTTTACGGCGCTGCTTCTCTTAAGATGTTGGGGCAAATCGAAGGTTTGGCTACCTTTCGCCGTTGTTTTCACTTCCACAAGGGCGCACTGTTTCTTTGATTGGTAAACTATATCATCCTGAAATTCTATTAAGTCACCCTTGTTCTCGTATGGCATTAGTTTCATGGGAACCGCTTGAGAAGAGACTTTGTCGAAAAAGCTTCCGCAGGCAGCCGTTCGGGAAGCAAACCATATTCTCTTATGGTCAATAGAGGCCTGTAGATACTCGTTAGCCTCTCGCAAAAAAGTGGTGGTAAACAACTGTTTGAAACAAATCACATTTTCTTTTTTATTGTATTGGCGCTTCGCGGTGAGAAGCATTTTTTGATAATCGCCCCCTTTCTTATCGCTATTGAAGTCAAAGAATTTAATTTCGGTGCGTGAGCTTTGGAATAATTCAGACTCGTTGGCGCTGTCTATGAATTGGTATCCCGCATTATCTATAATTATCATCGAGAAATTGAAGTGGTTCACCAGATAATGCAAGTATTTTATATGATTCTTTAAGTCTCCCCCTGCGACAGCATAACCATGAACCAGTGTGGAAAAAGTGGGTTTTTCCTCATCCAACTCCAGCACGGACATAGCGAAAAAGTCAGAAGACGGGCTGTTGCTAAAACTCGGGTCAATGGCCAAGATGTACTCCTTGTCTGCTTCTCCTTTTATTAAAGTGTGTTGTTTCTCTCCGTCGGGAATTGTGCATAAATGCATTTTCTTTGCGCTGAAGTAACTATCGCTCCCATCAGTAAACTGCGCTGCATATTCTCTCAAAAAGGATGAGTTGGAAGATCCCCCCGACCGAGCTTCTTCAATAACGGTACTATCAATCATCTCCGGGGGGATAGAATTGAAACCCATTTGGGAAATAAAATAACTAGACTGCATAATATCATCCGAATAAATATTGTTCATCCAGTCTTTGTACGTCCGGTAAAGGTTTTCGAAACTGTAACTGGCAGAAGATAAAGCTATCATCTTGGAATCGTTTCCAAAGACGATCCTTTCCTCCTCCTTCATATTACCTTTTTCGATAAGGTCATCTTCCATTTCTCTTATTTTTATTCTCTCCGCCATGTCCTGAGGAGCGACCAAAAACGGCATAAGAACATTTCTAATGGTATCTTCCGGGAGTAACAAAAACTCATCAAGAACCAAAATATTAGCACGAAAACCTCGAATCTTTTCTCCGCTTAAGGGAATAGCAGTTATAGTGCCCCCGTTAATTTTCCATTCGAACTGATCGTTACGTTTGGATTTAGCACCAAAAGCGTGAGCTAACATTTGCGCCTCCTTTGACTCAACAATTTTTTCGAGGTTGTTAAAAATGAATCGAGCAGTACGAAAAGTGGGGCCTGCAATGAGTATCTTGGTACGCGGCTCAAAAATACACTGAAGGAAACAATAAACAGCCGCTATAAAACTCTTTCCGCAACCACGTCCCCACACGCACATGCTGAAGTTTCTATTAAAGAATGCCTTAAGGGTTATCTCTTGATAAAGAGCTAATTTAATCCCCGATAAAAGCTCGGTCGTAAACCCAAGATTAGAACGCATGAATTTAGCTAATGTGATTTTGGCTTGGCGATCTCCAAGCTCCCCCTTTAAAGCAAGAGACTCCTTGTTTACGTTTATGATAGGTTTATTATATTTATCAGGACAGTACCACATATTATAGTAATTTTAAATCGTACGCTAACTGCAGATCGAATTTGGTTTTTAATATTTGGGTGAGCAAGAGCTTCTTAACGATCCTTACGCATTCTACTCTTCCATCGACAAATAGGAATTGAATGTGTGGAAATTTTTGAATTAATTTCCTGACATTGTGAAAAATAAAATCAGGAGTTACCCGAGTATTTTTTTTATAGACGTAAGGAAGTCTGTTGAACGCCAAACACTCTTCTAATTTTCGCTCCACGAGGACCACCATATACGCATTCTCCTCTGCGGCTCTTTTTATTTCATTCTCAAACCTTTCCAAACCCGAACTTAACGTACCTATTAGATCAGGAACAGATTTTCGTTCGATGTAACAGTTTCCCGTTTTCTTCTTGTCGTTAAGACAGTAATCTCCAAATTTTAACCCCTTAACTTCTGTGGGGAAGTCTTTTATTTTCAGGGGGTTTTGCTCTCGTGAGTCAATGTAAATGAGATGTTCTTTATTATACTCCTCTTTAAATTTAATTTTTCCATCCTGCCTTTGCTTGGGTAAAGGGCAGAGCTTATTTTTAAAGCCTATCT